TACGGCATGGGTCCTATTGGAATTAATATTTTCCCAGTATTAAGGTGTCTAGGAGAAACACCCCCACATTACGGTGTGGGACCTATTTAGAGGATCATGCAGCCTCAGGGACCACATCATTCAGTGGCCCCATAATAAAGTTAAAAAATACTTCAACATTTGGAACAGCACAAGTTGGTCTCTTGCCTGGATCGGTGGAGAGTAATTCAATCTTCCTTAAATCATCTGATTTCCTCCATACACCATAAATGACAATCTCCTCTCGGATTGTAGTCACTTTTGATTTGTATGAATGTCTTCCGGAATACGAATGATAAGATTGAGGTGCAAACTCCCGGAAAATCTCCGCGGACTTCCTTGATAGAGGGTTCTTTTCAAATGCAATCTGAGACTGGACGGGGACAGAATAAATATCCTCGAACAGTTGACGGGTGAGCGGACTAATTTCCTCGTCAGGCAGGTTGGACATTCTGAGCTTATCTAAATTTGAAAGAATTCTCTCTTTATCATAGGAACAGATTTTCATTTTCTTCACCATCTTACGTAGAGTTGTCGAAGAGATGCCTTCAGTTTTCCTCAATATGGCCTTGGCGTATGCCGTGACCATAGGGCAAGCAGAATATTCAAAATAGTAACTTAAGGCTTTAATTCTGATCAACTTTCTCCTTGTGTTCCGGTTTGCTCCATAGTATTGGCGGTTGATTATTGACATGTTGCAAATGGACTTGAAAGGTTCACGTATAGCTTGCTCCGCATCCTCATGGAATTGTATTCCACAGAAACTAAGCTCACCCAACGATCCCCGAACATCAAATTCTAACTTGAAACCCAATTTCAAAACGATCATGAGATCAGGAACAGCATTGGCAGCGATGGCTCCATCGTCTCCCTCACCCACAAATTTACATCTGATGCGACAAACATAAAACGTGTAGTGAACAACAATGAAGTTAGTTAGGGCATGATCGACTGCAGTATCTGATACTCCACTTTTCCTCTTAGCTAGCACATAAGCCATGAAGTAACGGAAGTAAATTGCAGTATAT